ATTTTCTTCGACGGGAATAGTGCGGTATTACGCGATAATAACGATTCTACAGCCGAGCAGATGACTCGTCCTTATATTTATAATGTGAAGGACGCGCAACGTCTGAAGAACTATGCTGGCCAATCTTTAGCGAATGAACTAGAGAACACCGTTCAGCATAAGATGATTGCCTCAGTTGAATCGATTCCAGAGGACTACTTAGACGCTTATATCGATATCCAGAAGCCAAGCACATACATGTATAATGCCTTTTATAAAGGTGACCCTAACACGCCATTAGCAGCTCCTCGCGAAGTTGTTCGTACACCAATTCCACCTCAAATCAGCGAGACATTCAAAATGTCAGATAACCTGATTCAAGGTATTCTTGGGTCTTACGATGCAGCTTTAGGTATTCAGAATAATGAATTATCAGGCGTAGCCATTATGCAAGGCGCCATGCATTCTAATGCAGCTGCTATGCCCTACACGGTAGGATTCATGAAGGGCTTGAATAGGGTATGTCAGATGATTTTAGACCTTATTCCTAAGTACTACGTTACACCTCGCTCTCTGCCAATAGTTCATCCTGATGGCAAGCGTTCCTACCAAGTAATTAATAAGCAAGGCAATCCCTTCATGGATTATGACCCCATGAGCTTAGAAGTGAAGGTAGAGGCTGGCGTTAACTTTGCGGTTCAAAAGCAGATTAGCTTAGAAACCATCATTCAGTTAATGCAAACCTCAGAGTCATTCGCAGCGTTCATTAACACCAAGGGACTTGGGATTCTTCTCGATAACATTGAAATTCGCGGCATTGAAGGATTACGTCAAGCCGCTGGTGAATTTATGCAAGAGACTGCAGAGAAGCAAGCACAAGCCGAACAGATGGCAATGCAGCAAGCTCAGCAGCAATTAGATCCGAAAGAAGTTATGGCCCTCCAAGCCAAGGCTGAAATCATGAAGGTTCATCAGAAAGCCGAAGCAAGTGAACGTCAAGCTCAAGTCGATTTAGTTAAGATTTCAACTGATGATGCAGTGAAGAACAAGCAAGCTGATATCGATTTCCTCAAAGTCATGTCGGAAATTGAAGGAGCACAAGTTGACCAGGCATTGAAGCAAGAGAAACTTGATGCCGAAAATGCAAGGACAGCAGTAAGCATGGCAGTTGACGTAAGCAAGCATCATCACGATGTAGCTCATAAGGACAGAGAGCACGAATTAAGACAACAGGAGATTAAGGATGCCTCTCGTGAAGGGAAAGAAAGCTAAGACTCGAAAGGGTATATCGGCTAATATTAGAGCAGAGCGAAATTCGGGTAAACCAGCAGACCAGAGTATAGCAATCGCAATGTCATTAGCAGGGAAATCTAAAAAGAGGAAATAATGAACTATTTCCATTTTGGAAATCGTTGCTCTATACTTGACTTATCACAAGATGTTGTGTTGATTAGGATGATCTGACACAACATGTAGCACCTCAGACTAGCCTGAGTTAAAAGGATGCTAGGCCATTTACGCAGCTATGCGGGAAAAATAGCACGGACTGCCACGGACGGCAGGTGATCACGGTCACACCGGAAACAGTGAGGTTTCAAATGGATGCAAAGGATATTGCAGAAGACTTGCAAGACTTGGTTGTGGAACAGTCGGATTCACAAGAATCTACTGAATCACCTCCTGAGAAGATGCTTACTGCTTCCCAAGTGAACGCCCTTGTACAAAAGGCTAAACGCAAAGGAGAGCAGAAAATGCAGGAGCAATTAGACGCAGCGAAAGCTGAATTGGACTTACTGAAGGCGCAACAAGGCCAGCAGCAAGAAGCACCGCAACAGCAGCAACAAGCCCCACAAGGGATTGACCCTGCACAGTTGCAGCAACTTGTAGCTCAACAAATTGCCCAACAGCAAGAAGAGGCACAGCGTAAGCAGCATGAGGCTCAACTTCATGAGGAAGTGAATCAGGTAGCTCAACAGTATTTTGGCAAGATGGATCAAGGTCGTAGCTTATACGATGACTTTGAAGCCGTGACCGCCGACTTTAATCCTGCTGAGTTTCCGCAATTAGTTTACTTAGCTAATGAATTGGATAATACCGCAGCCGTAATTTACGAACTGAGGAAGAATCCAGCCAAGTTAGCGAGCATAGAAGCTATGGTGAATAAATCACCTGGCATTGCTAAGAGTATGTTGTCAGACCTTTCTCAATCGATTAAACGAAATGAGGACGCGAAACGCAACTTGCAAGAACCTCAAGACCCCTTAAATCGTATGAAGCCTTCTACCTTGGGAACAGACAATGGTGAGAAGAACGTTAGAGATTTTAAGGGTGCTTCATTCTTAAGAGTCTAACAGCTCGACTGGCCATGCCTGTTCCCGATGAATATGGATTTTCATTGGAGAAGATGACATGGCCGTTCCAAATAACATTTTGCAACAGGTACAGACGTACCAACGTTCTAACTTAGCTTACTTACAGAACTTAAACTGCTTCGTAGCTACAGCGAACACCAAATTTAAAAACTTCGAGAAACTGACTGCGAACCTTGGTGACACAGTTACGTTCGATTTACCTCCACGTTTCACTACTGCTGCAAGTTTGGTTGCTACATTTCAATCAGCTGACCAGAGAGTAGAGAACTTGACTGTAGATAAAGCAATCAACGTTTCTTATGCGTTCACTGCGCAACAATTTATTTTCAACGTAGAAGATTACATGGAGCAGTTCGGTAAATCAGCTGTCATGGAAATGTCTGCTGAAATCGAATCTGACATTGCTCGTGTCTGCGTAGAAGCTCCTTTCCGTTTCTACGGCGATGGAATCACGCCAATTAACTCTTACGGGCAATTAGGCGCGAGCTTAGCCATGTTCCGTAACTTTGGTGCCGCTAAGAATGACACTAAGTTCTACTTAAGCGATATCGCTCAATCTGCAATCGTTAACACTGGCTTGAACCAATTCGTACCACGTCGTAATGACGAGATTGCTATGTCTTGGGATGTAGGTGATTTTGACCGCGCAGCCTTCTATGTATCTAACTTACTACCTGTTCATGAGGCAGGAACTATAGGTAATGACGGTACTGTATTGACGGTAGTTTCAGTAGTTAAAGATGCTAATGATGCGGTTATTCAAATCGTATTCTCTGGTGCAGGTACTGATGCTGATGCGATTAAACAGTTCGATAAAGGCCAATTTAACGACGGCGTTGCAGGTCAACCCAACATGCGTTACTTGACTTTCATCGGCCATAAGCCTTCTAACAACCCTGTTCAATTCCGAGTATTGAATGATGCAGCTTCTAGCGCAGGTAACGTTACTGTTGACGTTTATCCTCCTTTAAAAGCATCTCAAGGCAACACTCGCAACTTGAACCATGAAATCGCTGCGGGCATGCAAGTTACATTCCTGCCTTCTCATAGAGCTGGGGTAATTACTTCTGGTAATCCTTTGTTCCTAGGTATGCCAATGCTTCCAGAAGAAGTTCCATTCCCTACTGGTAATGAAACTGACCCTGATACTGGCGTTAGCTTACGTATGTACTACGGTTCTTTGTTCGGTCAAAACCAACGAGGAATGATTCACGATGCTATCTGGGGTAAGAAACTTGTCCCTGAATACAGTATGTCAGTGATTTTCCCACTTTAATTTGGCTAGGGTAGCTCGATGCTACCCTCATATATGAGGACACCAAAATGGCTATTTCTACACCAATTACGAACGCCCGTCAGTACTATATCAATGGCTTACAGTTAGCATGGGTATCTGGCACTTCTTTAACCGTATCTGCCGGTAAATGCAGCAACTCAACTAACGAGAACGACATTACTGTCGGTTTACCGTTAAATGTAGCTGCTACACAAACTGGTACTGAGCCAGTTGCGCCTGGAGCTGGTGCTGTGACAATCAATGCTGCTTCTACTGGGGGTGCTGGTTTGGATATCGGTGCTTTAGCTAATAACACGTTCTACGCTGTCTATGCGATTGGCGATAGTTATGGCGTAAATGAAGGTTCTGCCTTGATTTCCGCTAACTTAACTCAGCCATTACTACCAGCTGGTTACGATATGTATTTCCGTATCGGATTTGTCAAAACGTCTGGCGCTGCTGCAATTCTAGCTTTCCGTCAAGACGGTTGTGGTCTTGATAGATGGATGTGGTATGACGCGTCAATCGCTACTAGCGTTACTGCTGGCGGTTCTGCTACGTACGCTCCTGTAGATGCTAGCGCTGCTTTACCTGTGGCAACTCCTACGATGGTTAACTGGGCTTGCGTATTTACTCCTACAGCTGCTAACAACAAGCTTGTATTAGCTCCTGGCACATCTACTTCTACTAACGGTTATGCCCAAGCTTCTGGCGCAGTCGCTGGTGTTGTTGAAACTGTAAATCTAATTTGCCCAACTGACGCTCCAGTTACAGACGCTATTGACTACAAAGTCACTGGTTCTGCTGTAGCAATCAACGTTCAGGCTTATTTAGACCAGTTAGCTGTACAAATCGTAGAATAAGGAATGCTATGGCCTACACGACACTGCAACTTATTAACAATGCCTATTATGAGTCTGGCATTGTTTCCCGTGGCTTTGAAACCGTGTCAGGCCCGCAAGCTAATGACGGTTTACAATTCCTGAATGACCTATTACAAGATAAGACTGTGGAGAACGGTCTTATCCCTTACTACGAAGAATATAACTTCGCAGCCGTACCAGGGCAGGAAAAGTATTTCATTCCAGACCTTATCACGATTGATAGCTTTGTATTCTACATTGATACAGTTCGATACCAGACTGAAAATCGTGCTAGACGGGAGTACTTTGGTACATCTCGTGCGGATAATATACAGTCATTACCTGGCAGCTGGCATATGGAGCGCTGCTTTCAGGGCGCAAATTTATATATCTATTTCAAGCCTAATCAAGCTTTCCCCTTAACTATTTGGGGCCAGTTCAGACTGCAAGAAGTCACGATTAATCAGGACTTATCCCTGACGCTTGATAGGTTCTACATTAACTACTTGAAATTCGATTTAGCGGCACGTCTATGCGCGGAGTATAACTACTCGGTTCCTCCAGGCGTCCAGAGAACTTTGTATGACCTAGACCATTCAATTAGCAAGAAATCCGGCCCACTTGATATGAGATTAATCAAGTTATCTAGTCTTCAGCGACGTGGTGGAATTAACTATGGCCAAGTAAATA